GAATCAGTAGGTCAACAATATTTAGAAACACATAATAATTGGCCTGCACAGATGTGGATTCAAACATCTTACAATACATCAGGTAATCAACATTCAAATGGCGGAACACCTTTTAGAGGAAATTACGCAGGCATAGGTTTTGAATGGGATGAAGATAATCAAATTTTTTGGTCTAAAAAACCTTATCCATCATGGGTAAAAAATACTACAACTGCAAATTGGGATTCACCAATAGGCAATGCTCCTGCATTAACTGCAGAACAAACTTCACAAAATGAAGCTGGCACAAACGATTGGGTTTATATTTGGAACGAATCAGGCCAGTCCTGGGACTTGACAGATCGATTAGCATAAATTAAAAATGGTGGTGGTATGCAAAAGAAAGTATTAAGCGAACAAGGATTATATTTTGGTGATGTAGCTATGCCCAAAGATTGGGACATTGACCGAGATAAATTATCAGGCGATATCTTACAATCACAAATTCAAAACAAACAATTTCCGTTTTCAAGAACTTGGGATATGTTGGATACTTATATTAGAGACCACATTGGTTTTGAATATGGTATCAGTTTAGTTAACAAAGAAACGTGGGGTAACATTTATAAACCTGCGGAAACAACAATTCCATTATTAAACATTGATCCTGTGGACTTACGTAACTCACCAGACTTTACATTACTCTATGGTGTAAAAGTCAAAGATTGTATAGTTCGAATACACTATGAAGATAATAGACGTAAAGGCAGAAGTTGGGACATACCACTAACTAATAATAAATTCATAATGTTTCCGTCTACTAATATGTATTATTTAACTAATAATCAAAAGGATAGTTTAAATTTTGTACAAACTATAACATATGAATATATATAAAAATTTTTTACCAAAAAATGTATTTAAAAAATTAAAAGATACTATGATGGGAGGCTATTTCCCTTGGTACTTTAATAATTTTGTAAATCGTGAATGGGAAAAAGAAAATAATTTTCAATTTACTTTTACTTTTATAGATCAGGGTGAACATAAGTGTTGGGGCGACTGGATAGATATTATGAAACCAGTATTAGAGAATATTAAACATAAAAAAATGAACAGAGTCAAAGCTAATTTATTAACAAGAACAGATAAAATCATAGAACATGGTATGCATACAGATCAAGAAAAAGGCACTACAGGTATTTTGTATTTAGATAATTCCAATGGATATACAAAATTTAACAACGGTAAAAAAGTGTCTAGTGAAGAAAATAAATATGTTGAATTTAATTCAACTATAAAACACACAGGTTCTACTTGTACCGACGAAATGAGAAGGGTTGTAATAAATTTTAATTATTCATGAACGTATCTAATTATTATTGGTATTTTAGTGGTGTGTTAACACCTAAATTTTGTGATGAAGTCATAGCATATGCTAATTCACAAAAAGAAGAGATGGCTAGAACAGGTGGATACGGTAATAGAGAATTAAATAAACAAGAAGTATTAGATTTAAAAAGAAAAAGAAACTCTGATTTAGTATGGTTAAATGACACTTGGATATATAAAGAATTACATCCGTACGTACACGAAGCAAATAGAAATGCAGGTTGGAATTTTAATTGGGATTTTTCAGAATCCTGTCAATTTACAAAATATAAATTAAATCAATATTATGATTGGCACTGTGATGGTTGGGATAAACCTTATGATAAACCAGACAGTCCTAATGAACATGGTAAAATTAGAAAACTATCTATGACTTGTCAATTAACAGATGGTTCAGAATATAAAGGTGGTGAATTAGAATTTGATTTTAGAAACTATGATCCACATATGAGAGATGAAGATAGACATTTAAGAAGAGCAAAAGAAATATTACCTAAAGGAAGCATTATTGTTTTTCCTTCATTTGTTTGGCATAGAGTTAAACCCGTAACCGCAGGCACAAGATATAGTCTTGTTGTATGGCATTTAGGAAAACCATTTAAATAATATGAATTTTATACATCACATATCAAAAGCGTATCCTAAAAAATCTTGTGACAAGCTTATCAATTGGTTTGAAGAAAACATTGATGATGCTACTCCAGGAACAGCAGGTGAAAAAAATACGGAATTAGATGATTTAGAAATTAATATAACACTTAAAGATACAAAAGACTACTTTGGTTTAGGAAAAACAATAGTAAAAGGTATTAAAGAATTTAAAAAAACTTTTCCATATTTAGATAAATACATAGGTAAATGGAATTTAAATCCATCTATGCAAATGTCAAAATATAAGCCAAATAATTATTATCATTTTATTCATTGTGAAAATAGTGGTTCACCTAAACATCTTAAAAGAACATTTGCTTTTATGATATTTTTAAATGATATAAAAAAAGGAGGTGGCACAAAATTTTTATTTCAAAATTTTGTTGCTAAACCCATAGCTGGTGATTTTTATATATGGCCAGCTTATTGGACTCATTTACATCAGGGTGTAAATGCACCAAAAGAAAATAAATATATAATAACAGGATGGGTAGAATATATATAATATGTACATAAATAATTATTTTAACACGACCATTTGGTCAGAACAAAAACCAGAGTTTGTAAAATCATTAAACAAAGCAAGTAATAAATACATTGCTGATGCTCGTAAAAGAGAAAAAGAATATATAAAAAAGAATGGTGACTTTGGAAGAAGTTATCATTCAACACCACTTACAGCAGATAATGATTTTTTAGATTTTAGAAATTACGTTGGTCTAAAGTCTTGGGAGTATTTAGATCATCAAGGTTTTGATATGCAACAGTACACAACTATGTTTTCTGAAATGTGGGTACAAGAGTTTGCTAAAAAAGGTGGTGGTCATCATTCAGCACACATACATTGGAACCAACACGTATCGGGTTTTTATTTTTTAAAGTGTAGTGATAAAACATCATACCCAATATTTCACGAACCAAGAACCGGGGCACGTGCAACTAAATTAAAAATGAAACCAAATCAAAAAGGTGCATGGGGAGGTAGTGAGCTTATACATTTTAAACCTACACCAGGAACATTAATTATATTTCCAGGATTCTTGGAACACGAGTATGCAGTAGATTTTGGTATTGAGCCATTTAGATTTATACATTGGAACATACAAGCTGTACCGAAAGAAATGGCTAAAGATGTCTAAACATTCTTTTGTTTATTCAGTAATTGAAGAATTTGTAGAGGTAGATAAAGAAGCTTTAAAACAGATTAAGGAAATAAAATTAACAAAAGATGATAATGTACCAGACATGAACCTTACTTCTTATTATAACAGAAGCCTATCGTTTGATAATTTTATAAAAAATAAATTATCAAATGTTTTTAAAAAATACAATTTAACTTTAAAAGACAGTTGGGTACAAAAATATTTAAAAAATAATTATCATAGTTTGCATACACATGATGTATTACACAAATCTTTTGTATGGTTTATACAAGGAGATAAAAATTCATCTCCACTTTATTTTTATGATATAGGATATCCAATGGTAGATACGAATCAATCTATAAAAATTAATTTTGTACCAGGAACATTAGTAATATTTCCTGGTTTTATACCGCATGAAGTAAGACCAAATAAAAATAACAATAGACTAATAGTGAGTGGAAATGTCATTTAAAAAGAAAAAATATACAATCATTCGTCAAGCTATATCAAAAGATCTAGCTGCATTTATTAGAAATTATTTTTGTATGCAAAAACAAGTTTATGATACTTGTAGAGAACGAAGATACTTTTCACCGTTTGAAAATATCATAGGTCATTACGAAAATGAAAATGAACAAATACCTAATACATATTCTCAATATGCAAATATGGCCATGGAGACATTATTGTTAAAATGTCAGCCAGGTATGGAGAAAGCAACAGGATTAAAACTATATCCTGCTTATACCTATGCACGAATTTATAAAAAAGGTGATCAATTAAAAAGACATAAGGATAGGTTTAGTTGTGAAATATCAACTACAATGAATCTTGGTGGTGATGACTGGCCAATATATTTAAGCCCAAATGAAAATGTAGGGGCACCAGATGGTAAAAATATTACTGTAGCCAGCAAAGCAAAGGGTGTTAAAGTAGACTTAAAACCTGGAGATATGTTGGTTTATAGAGGTGTTGAGCTAGAACATTGGAGAGAAAAATTCAAAGGCAAAGAATGCGTACAGGTTTTTCTGCATTATAACAATCGTAAGACACCAGGAGCGAAGGATAACATGTTTGACAAAC